GGGGCAAAACCGGCGCCTTCCATTTCATAATACATTACTTGTTTCTTATGAGCAAAAGCTCTAAGATATTGTTTTGAGGCACCTCTAGTTTCAAAAAAGTGAAAAATCATTTAGGTATATCCTCATGTGAAATTTTAGTTTTCATTCTGATACTAGCCATATCTGTTATATTATCTATTTTATATCCTTCGATATGAGTATAACCATTTCTTTTAGCCCACAATACACGCTTGTGGCCTGTGACAACATATAGTCCCTCTGAATGAAGTCTATGAGGTAACCAATAGTCTTTACTGTAAACTGTAGTTATAGGGAAAACCATGCCGGCATTTTTGAAACTGTCTTCATAACCATACTTTATCATCTTCTTATTCAACCAGTTCTCACCAGCAATATATAAAATGTCGTCTAACGGTATATCAATGATGTTATGTTTAACATCAGGATATTTTTGTGCCTTTAGAATTTTCATAACCAACTCTTTGTATAAAATAACTATCTGCAATATCTGATATAGGATTGCCTACTTTAACAGTATCAAATATTTGCTTCAAATCTAAATTTGTTTCTTTGACAAATGCCTCGTACATCATTTCTTTATCTGCGTTGCCTTTGCCAGTTGCACCTTTTTTGACAACACTTGGTACAACGGTGTTATAAGTAAGACCTTTTTCAAGAATTCTATATTTAAGAATTCCACAATTTTCAGCGATTTGAAATAGGCCTTGACCTTTCGACCCATAAGAATAACCTTCAATGTAAATTTCAGCGGGTAATAATGGCGTAATAATATCCATTGCAAAGTCAGAAATATATTTAAATCTTTCAATAGGGTCTTTCCATTCTTTATGTTCATACCCGATAATATATTCATGTTGCACTCCTATCCACTTCTTCTTAGAAGTCAAATAATAAAACAAACATCTCTTACCATTATTAACACAAATGGCAGGACTTGTTAAACTATAATCAATTCCAATCTTCGTCTTCGTTTGTTGTATCTTCGTTAACCCAATCGACTTGGTCTTCTTCATCTTCTACCTCATATCCACAAAATGGGCAAGTAAGAGGTTCTAAATCTTGTTCCTCAATATCCCATACTATGGTATATTTAGTTTCGCAGGACGAACAGGTTTTTTGTCTTTTTTCCGCCATTATAGTTTAAATTGTTTAAATTGGTCTTTTTTAACATCTTGTTTAATGCCACCGATAACATAAGATTCAATCTCTGTTTCTTGTGGTGCATTTTGTGTACCCTTTGAATTCAACCAATGGTCTACCCACGGAAGTGGATTTGTTTTTTGGTCGTACATAGGGGTTAGGCCGATTGCCTTCATTCTTCGATTTGCCATGTATTCTACAAATTGGTGTAACAGTTTTTCTGATAAACCAATCATACTTCCTTTGGAAAATAGATATGTTGCCCACCTTTTCTCCTCTGTTAATGCGTCATCATACATTTTATATATGTCTTTTTCACACTCTTTTCTAATTTTAATAAAATCTTTATCATCATTCCTATCATGCCAATTATTAATGATAGTTTGTGACATTGCAAGGTGTTGGCTTTCATCTCTTGCAATAAAAGAAATAATCTTAGCAGAACCTTCTAACATTTTAAGTTCGCCAAATGCAAATGAACAGGCAAATGATACATAGAACCTTAATCCTTCAAGTATGTTTACTGTACACATAGCAAGATACATTTTCTTTTTAAGTTCGTAAAGGTCAACTTTACTTTTATCTAAATGCCATTTATAACCTAAATTAATTAAGTCATCATATGCTTTTGTAACTGAAGCACTTCTAGCTTCAATCTTTTCATCATGTATAATAGTGTCAAATACTTCATTTGGATTTGAATATAAATTTTTAATTATATAGGTATAACTTCTACTATGGATTGTTTCTATAAAGTCCCATGTAATTATACAACCTTCTAATTCAGGATTTGATACAAACGGTAAAAATGCCAAACAAGGTCCTCTGCCTTGAACAGAATCTAACATTGTTTGATATTTTAAATTACTTGTAAAAATAAACTTTTGCTGTTCGTTTAGATTTAAATAATCGTTTCTATCTTTTTGCAAAGATACTTCTTCTGGTCTCCAAAAATAACCTAATTGTTGTTGATTCAGTTTATCAAATATAGGATATTTCATATCACTATATTGTTGTACCTGTAAGTCTTCACCAAAAAACATAGGTTGTTTGGTTACATTTAGGTCTTTCTGTCTGTTAAATACATTCTTTGCCATTTATTCTTTTCTCTCCTCTAAATCATAAAAAAACTTGTCGTCATCACCAGCTGTCCACTTTTGTTCACTTTCTACACTATACTCCTGCGTGGACACATTGAAGTCTGGAAACTTCAACTCACTAGGAGTATAACTCTTATCATAAAATATTACTCTGTTATTTGGTTGAGCTGCAAAGTAACCATTCTCTAATTTCAAAATGTTAAATGACTTATGTTGACTTGGTACTTCACTATAAGTCACATTTCTTTCTAAGTTTGTTGAGTTAGCATTGTCTATTGTAAACATATACCAACCATTATACCAATTTTTTTGTGGCGACAAATATTTACATTGATTGCCACTAAGCATTTGTTTTTCAATAACTGCAATATCATAACTAAAACAATCCCATAACTGTAATTCTGTTAAAGGTATTTCTCCTTTGTAATCTTTTTTCCATACAAAAGCACTAATAGGTAACTTATCGTATAAGGCACCATACTCTGGTATATAAGTTTCAAAATATAATGCTCTACCTTGTATCGACTTAGCAGTAACCCATATGCCTTCAACTAGTTCACCATGTCCTTTATTGCCATCATATAGATACTCTTTCTTAACATACACATCAATGTGAGGTGTATTGACACACAAATATGCCATATTGTTACCTTTCTATATTGTACAGCTATCGCAATCCTCTTCCTCTAAAGGCATTTGATTATTATAATGCTCTGTAGCAGGATTTTGTAAAGCAGGTTCTTCTTTTACATCATCTTTCCAACCTATGTTGTGAGATGGTTCATCAATATCTTTTTTAGCGTCATATGTATTCTGATAATAAGAAGTCTTCCAACCATATTTGTATGTGTTCAATAAGTCTTGAGCCATTACAGATACAGGTACTTGATTATCTTCGTAATTTTCAGGATTATATGACCAGTTACCAGATATTGCTTGGTCAAAATACTTTTGCATTACTGCAACGATATTTATATATCCTTGATTGTCTTCCATGTCCCACAATAAAGTATAATTATTTTTTAATGTAGAATACATAGGCACTATTTGTTTAAGAGTTCCTTTTTTAGACTTCTTAATACTTAAATAATCTCTAGGTGGTTCAATGCCGTTGGTGGCATTTGAAACCACACTAGAGCTCTCGGAAGGCATTTGAGCTGTTAGTGTGCTATGTCGCAGCCCATGTGTTTTGATTTGAGTCCTTAACCATTCCCAATCGTAGCTGAGTTTTCGTTTTACGAGTTCATCTACTTCGGGTTTGTAAGTATCAATCGGGAGGATACCATCCGAGTATTTTGTTCTATCAAAATATTCACACTTGCCTTTTTCTTGTGCAAGAATATTTGAATGTTTTAATAGGTAGAATTGAAAAGCCTCTGTTAATTCATCAACTAACTTCCAAGACTTCTTATCTGAATACTTTAATTTATTTTTAGCAATATAATGTGCAAGACCAATATAACCAATGCCTAAACTTCTTCGTGCCTTAGTAGAAACTTCGGCAGCCTTAACAGGATATAATTGATGGTCAATAATTTCATCTAAACTTCTTACTGCAAGTTCACATAAAGGTTCTAATTCATCAATATTATTAATCTTACCTACATTTAACGCACTTAAAATACATAATGCAATCTCACCTTTACCATCAATGTGTTGAATAGGGTCAGTAGGTAATGTAATCTCTTGACACAAGTTTGACATTGTAACTCTATCTTTAAAACTAGAATGAGTGTTGCAATGGTCAATATTCATTATATAGATACGACCTGTTTCTGCTCTTTCTTTGAGCATATCAAAGAATAAGGTTTGTGCATTAACTTTTGTTTTTGATACACTAGTTTTTCTTTCGGCCGTTTCGTATAGTTCGTCAAATTCTGGACTGCCCCATGCTTCGTACAACTCTGGCACTTCATGTGGGCTGAACAAGGTGATGTCTTCATTATTAATAAACCTTTCATAAAATAATTTTGACAACTGAATTGAATAATCTAATTTTCTGCCTCCACGAACACCGTTTTGAGTACAGCACTTGACCGTTGCCTCAAACTTTTTGAGGAAAGGTATAACTCCTGTGTGCTGGACTTCACCGCCTCTAATTCTGGAATTGATTCCTCGAATTCTGCCGGCATTAATACCAATACCAGCCCTTTGTGCAACATAATTGCCAATAGCCATATCACTACTGAAAATAGATGGAAGAGTATCATCAACATCAACCAAAACACAACTAGCATACTGCTTGATAGGTGTCC